TGATCCAACTTTTTCTAATGAAGTTGCATAAACTCCAGTTGCAGATATACCTGCTCCTGCTGTAGCATTTGTGTTAGCAGTTGCTGAAACAAATCCTGTAGAATCTACAGAAAAGTTAGTTGTTAGAGCTCCAGTTGATGAGTTTTTAGTTACTCCTAAAAAACCATTTTCCGATCGGACTGGACCTGTAAAAGTAGTATTAGCCATATTATTCTCCTTATTTAAATTGATACAGTCTTAAGGCCGTCTGCTGAATTCAGTCTGCATCAAAAAATTATATTCAGTATTTGTATTATACACAAAAAAAGGGCGGCCATAAAGACCGCCCTTTAAATTGATCATTAATCAATAAGATTAACTAGTTGGTAAGTTTCCGTTACCAAACACACATCTTGGATCAGAGAATCCAAAAGAGTATCTTTCTCTAGCTTTGAATCTTACGTTACCTGTATCGAAGTCACCTTCCATAGCAGTTTTGATCGGTGATCTTACGAAATGCTTGAATCCGTTAGGAGCATCTGTAAGGATAAAGAATGAATCAGTGTCAGTTAAGAAGTTATTCACTCTGTAACCTTCAGGAATCATTCCCATGTTCACCAATGCATTAATGTCATTGTCAGCTGTGCCGACTCTTTGAGGTGATTTCATCAATCTCTCCGCAGTAAATTGTAATTCTTTTGGAATTATCATTTTTTTACCTTGAAGAGCGATTTTTAATCCTCTTTCGTCAACAAAACCAGCAATATCGATTAACGACTGCTCTAGTGATGTTTCGTTCAAGTCAGCAGCAGTAGCTAATACGTTAGAAAACGTACCGCCAGTTGCTAAAGGATGCGCATTGTTAATCAACGACACTCCGTCACCACCGATTGCAGTAGTGATTTGTGCATTGTTTAACACAGCAGACGCTTTGACTTGTTTTGTGTTAGACATAGATCTTGCTAATGCTCTAGTATATCTAGCTGCAAGTCTGTCATACAGATTATCTTCGATAGCTTCTTCAGTAATTGAGAATGCTAAAGCGATAGTTTCGTGTGTGTATCTAGCAGTGAAAGTTTCAGTTGCTTGATCGAACACAACGCCCGCACCTTCTTGTTTAGTTGGTGCAGAACCGAAACCAGCTAACATTACTTCTTCTTCAAAAGCTCTGTCAGATGATTCAGCTGGGAAAATTTCCGCATGCTGATTTTCGTATCTGTTATATTCCAGGCCGAATAGTGCATTCAATCCTGGCTCTAGTTCTTTAACTAGCTGTGATCGTGAAATAGCCATAATTTATTCTCCTATTATATGCCTGTACCACTTCTATAGAAGTGATTGTTGATTCTAACAAGAATATTTGCGTTAGCAGAAGATACGTCTGAGTTATCTGGATCTTGCGAAATATCAATCGCTTGTACTACATAAGTAGTATCAGTTCCAGAAACACTTACATCTAATTGCTGTAAAGATATTCCTGTTTTTGTGTTTCCACTCACTGTTGTCAACGCGTAGTTCTGAAACAGATCTGCTCTTGCGAAAGTCGCATCAGCGTCCATTAAAAATACTGCGTCAGGATCATCAACTACGAACGCTGTAATATCGCTCGCTGCAACTCCACCTGGGTAGTAATTTTTATAGGTCGGCTTTTGAGTAGTAGGATCTGTATAGAAACAACCGTTGAATACGCCCACTACAGCTGTTGAAGTGTTACCAGGATATCTTTCGACATTTCCTCCTGTTACTGGAATAACCAAGTCTCCTTGGAAAATCGCAGTCGCGTAACTACTTGCAATAGTATATCTGTTTTGAGCTCCAACTAATGGTGTACCGTCTAGTTTTCTGTATGGTCTTAGACCAAACTTTTCTACGACATTTGCCATATTGTTTTCTCCTATTTAGTTTTTATTTTAGCCGCCTTGGGTAGTTATCGTCAAAAAATTATTTTTTCGAATTACCGCCAAAGGTCACACGAGATTGCCTCTCAATATTGATTGGCATCTCTGGTCGCTGCTCCTTCATTAGATCGTTATCAACCGCGGTTATTTGATCTTGAGTAAGTTTTCTAAAATACTCAGCGCGTGACTTCAATATCTCTTCGGGTATCCTTGCCAGCACAAGGCCTCCAATTCCGATGCATCCTTCGTATTCACCTGATTTAATTACAGGGTACTTCGCTAGATCGGGGTTAGACATGATTTCATCAGCTCTGACGAAATCCCATCCTTCTCTAAGTTTCTTTGTTACGTTTGCCGTATCCTCAAAACCTGTTACAGATGTTCTAATCCATCTATGCGCGTATCCTTGTGGCGCAGGTGGGGCATCCAAACTGGACGGTGGAGTCCAAGTAGTTTTTTTCATATTTAATTTTCTACTCTCTGACTCGCGTGAGGTTCTTTTTATATTATCCATTTTATGCATTCTCCTTCACGTATTTTGCGTATTCCTCTAGTGGCACTCCTAATTTTTTAGCGATAGCTATTTGTGAACGAGTGAGTTTCACTGATCGGCGTCCGCTTTGGTTTCTTTGTGCAGATGCGACAGTTTGGACGGGTTTCTGTAGCTCCTGTTTCTTGCCAAATTTATGAGGGAAATTTTCTCTCATAACTTTGTCTATCTCATTATAATACTCATCGCTTTCCGCGTCAAACCCTTGGTCCACGAGGTCTTGATGTACTTGGAATGCAGCACTTGTCATTATCTTATCTTCTCCAAACCATTCGTTTTTATCTGCCCAAGATTTCGCTCTGACAGATGGTTCTGGATAGGTTGGATGTTGAGGTGCTTGAGTAGGTTCCTGAGAAACTGTTTTTTGTCGAGTTGTTTTCTCTTCTTCTTCTTCAGCAGTCATTCTAGCTCTTTCGGCTTCTACCGCTAACTTAGCAATTAAAGAGTTTGCATCAGCTATTTTATCTGCATCTTGTTCTGCAATGGCGTCTCTTAAAGCCACCTTTGCTTTCTCTTGTTCTGCAGCAACTCTAGCCGAGTATTGCTCAACATAACTTTTACTTGTTTTAGAAAACCTAGAACTTGTATCTTCAAGTTGTTTTTTAAGAGACTTAGCGTAATCTAAAGCTGCTTTTTCTCTTCTTTCATGTTCTCTAACTTTAAAAGTTAATTTATTGATTCTTTTTTGTACAGATTCAGAAATAGAACCTAAGTCATCCTTAACTTCTTCTTTCTTGTCCTCTGTTTCCTCAACGGAAATTTTTTCAATACCTTGAGGTTTAGATTCAGTATAACCTAAATCTACTTCCTCTCTTGGTAATTGAGGTTCTTTTGATTCTTCTGTTGTGTTTTCTACTTCAACAGATTGTTCTTGAATACCATCCGTGTCTAATTCCACTTCTGGTGATTTGTTTTCTTCTAACATTTATAGCTCCTGTTTTTTTGCGTATGTGTTTAATACTGGTGATGAATATCCTCTGGGTTTTCTATCTTAGCAATGATTTCATCGTCGTTAAGAATACGAACTTCTCCACCATCTATTTTAAATCTTGAACCTGCATATCTTCCAAAGATTACCCAATCTCCTTTTTGACACCATGGTCCATCTGGAAATTTTTCTTTGTCCTTGTAGGCAAGATCACCAACTTTTAATACATATGCACATACGGTTGTCATCTGTATTGTTTCGCTGGTTGTATCGGTAAGAATAATCCCACCCTTAGTTTTCTTTGGTCCTGCATAAGGCAATACCAAAAGTCTCCACCCTGTTGGGGAAGGAAGTCTATCTAAAAGTGATTTATTTTCTGATACAGATTTTGCATCTAGAAAAGTTTGGATTTTTTCTTGTTCTTTGTAAGCGTCTAGTAACGCTTCTGTTTTTTTAGGTGCTTCTTTCGAAGCCTCTAAGCTCTCCGTCATTTAATCGCTCCTGTTTAAGCTGCAGGTCTTTAAGATCCTGAAGCAAATCCTCTAGGGATTTGATTTGTCCTCTAATATAGTGAAGTTGCTCCACATTGTCAACGGAGTACACTAGAGTGTCTTTGAGCATTTCAATTCTTTTATTAGCTACTTTTTTTACGGTAGAATAACCTTCTACGATTTCTTCGTCTTGCATGTACAATATTTCCTACGTCTATATAGTTTTTGCCAACATTTGTTAGATAACCACGTAGCAAATTTATCAGCTATTGTCCAGAAAAGTCTCATTTTTGTTTATTCATGTTTATTACATCAGTTGCCTTAAGTCCATATATGGCAGCCACGACTGAAACCCAAAGGCCAACAATCCACCAAGGCATCTCTTGTAATTTTTGAAAATAAAGATCTATTTTTTGTTGCATCTTTTCGTCTTCTGCAAATACAGAATACGCTAATAAAAACAGAGGTGATGAAATTGTCAAGAGTACGAATTCGTCCTTCCAATCGTTTTTCTGATTTTCAAAAACTTTACCTGTGTATTCAATTTCTCCACGCTTCATCTTTTCCGCATGTAATAATGCAGCTTCAGACATAGCTACTTCTGATTTTTTCTTATTCTTGTAAATATCTAGACCTGCTTTAAGTCCTTGTCCTAATAAACCCCACGGAAACATTATTTAACTCCTGTAAATTTAAATCCTTTAATTTGAATTCCATTATTACCAGGATACATGTTTTTTAATGAACTGTCTCTATAAGGACATCCGCCTTTATTTAAATTTTGTGTTCGTACAGTTTTTTTACTTTTATTCTTTAACATAATTTCAGGTGTTCTATAAATTTGAATGTCTTTTTCTTTTGAAAGTTGTCGATTTGTTTTAAAATCATGCAGTGTAAGAACTTCTTTTTCTGTATAAGATTTATCTATAAATGCTTTTTGAGTTGGATCTATTCCTTGAGGGTTAGGGCCTCTAAGAGGTGGAGGCCCT